GCCCGAACCGATCGCCATCAGAGATCAGCTCCCTTCGCGGCACGCGCCGCCTTCTTCGCCTCGGCCGCGGCCTTCAGGCCGGGCTCCTCGACGGACTCCCAGTTGCTGGGCTGGCAGACGTAGCCCTCGAACCGCTCGTCCGGGACCTCGACTACGGTGTCCGGCTCGACGAACAGGTCCCCGAGCTCAGGCACGGTGACCGGGTCCGAGCCCACGTAGCGCACACGCGCCATGGCAGTACTCCTTCTTGGGTGGGGTGGATCAGATACGGGCCTGGCAGGTCACCGTGAAGGCGAGCCGCGCGATGCTGCCCTCGGCCTGCTCTTGGGCCAGGTCGCCCGCCGTCAGGTGCGCCCACAGCACCGTGCCGTTCAGCGTCGGCGCCGTCGGCGCCGCGCTCGTGGCGCGCAGCGCCGTCTCCACCTCGCCGACGAGCGCGAACACCTCGTCGCGGCGAGCCTTCATGTCCTTGTCGCCCGCCCGCGCCTCGGCGTAGCAGGAGATCGTGAAGGCCTCATTGCGGGTGCGGGCCCCGGCCGCGTTGAACTCCTGCTGCAGCGACACGGCGGCCTCGCCGTCCGGACGCCATCCGACGTACAGGCGCCGCAGCTGGGTGTAGTTCAACGCCTCCGGCCCGTCGACGATGGCGACCTCGGCGAGCGCGGGCGCCGCCCGCAGGATGGCCAGCAGCGCGTCGACGGCGGCCGGGACACGGGAGGTCATCATGCGAAGCCCTCCAACTGCCGATCGCCCTGCAGCAGCTGCAGCGCACGGTTCGGGATCGCATAACCCAAGCCGGGCACCTGCTCGGTCACGTTGTAGTCGTCGCTGCTGGAAGGCCCGCGCGCCGCACCGTAATTGGTGCGCCACAGATGCTGAAGGATCAGCTTCGCCGCCAGCGACACGTTCGCCTGGACCACGAACCGTCCCGCGGTGTAGGTGACCCGGTACTCGCCCGGCCAGAACGGCAGGACGTCCTTGCGGCGCACGATGCCCGTGTCCGGGTCGATGTCGAGCGCGCTGACGTCGATAGGCAGCTGCCAGGACTGGATACCCACCACCGACGTCACCGACAGGACCGGGTGGGTGTGCAGCACGACGGCGTATCCGCCGCCCCGCACGATCTGCTGCACCGTCCGCCGGGCCACGGGCCCGACGAAGTATTCGACGCACTGGGTGGTGGCCTCGATGAACTCCCGCAGCTCCTCGTCGTCGCCCGTCGAGGTCGCCGGGATGTCGAGCTTGGCCTTGGCCGCCGCGAGGGAGAACAACAGCGGGGGCGCGGCCTCGCGCACGTCGAGGACGTCCGTGTAGGCGCAGGCCGGGCCGGTGAACACCCAGCGGATCAAATGCCGTCCGGCCTGGGTGGTGACGTAGTCGTAGGAGTACTGGCCGGTGGCCGCCGGGGGATTGGTCACGGCCGGGGTCGCGGTCGTGCCGTCCGGCAGGCCGATGGTCAGTGTGACGCCGACGGCGTTGGTGGCCGTGCCGCCCGCATCTTTACAGGTCGCGGTCAAACGCGCGGTGTCGCCGAGGTCGAACGGCACAGCTCACCCCTCCCGTCAGCTCTTGCTGGCCCGGGCGCCGCGACCGGACGCGGTCTGCTTCAGCCGCGAGTCGGCAGCGTTCTCCTCCGCCTGCGGGCCGCCACGGTGGGCGTCGTCCTCGGCGAGGGCCTCGCGGATGGTGCGGGCCTCTTCGGTGGCCTGCCCGGCAATGCCGTCCTGGCCCTGTTCGGCGAGCTCCTTGGCCTGCTCCTCCAGGCCGGCCGCCTGCTCTTCCAGCTCTCCCCGGACACGGGCGATCTCCGCCCGGACGTCGTCGGCCGCGGCCCTCCGACTCTCCCGGCGCGGTCCGTTCTCGCAGTTCCCGAGCTCGGTGTTGAGCCCGCGCAGTTCGGCGATGCGGTCGTGCATGCCGCTCTCCCTTCCAGACGGGGCAGGCCCGCCACCAGCTGGTAGCGGGCCCGCGAAACGGTGTGGATCAGAAGCCGGACGGCGCGATCAGGCCGGTACCGGAGATGACCGAGATCGTCTCCGGGCGCCGGTCGGGCATGAACGCCGCGTAGTTGTAGACCTGCAGCCGCACCTGCAGCGTGTTGGAGAGGACCTCCTGCAGCACGCGCGTGCGCATCGATCCCTCCCACAGGAACAGGTCGGAGGTGCGCATCGTGGCGATGCGGTCCTCGTTCGTGCCCGCGCCGAGGTTCGACGGGATGTTGCCGTCGGCCAGCAGCGGGAAGTTGAGCACCCGCCCGACGGGGCCCTCGACGTCGCCGCCGGTCTGCAGGGCCAGCGGGTTGAAGGGGGCGTTCGTCTCCGGAAGGATGAACGGCCGGTTCTGCGAGTCCAGCTGAGAGGCCATCCAGAACCAGCGCGACGGGGTCAGGAACACCGCCGTCGGCATCATCTTGCGGTTCTTCGCCGACAGAGACAGCGCCTGCATCAGCGGCGCGTAGGTCTCCGGCAGCGTCGGCGTGGCGTCCGTGTACGTGACGGCGTTGATGCCGGCGACGTTCAGGACGCCCTTGAGCTGCCCAGCCGCACCCGAACCGGACCAGCACTGGGTGTCGAGGCGCTGGTTGTAGTCCGCGATCAGGTCGGCGAACACGATCTCGTCGAACGCGACCGGGGACTGGTCGAGCAGCTGGATCGCGATGTCCTGCTGGCCCGCGATCGTGCGCACCGGCGCCGTCACGAACGTGTCGGTCATGTCCGTGCTGGTGACCGTGCCGGCGTCGGCGGTCTGCACGCCCGTCGCCGTACCAGTGGCGACCTTCGGCACGTTGACCGAGTCGGTGCCCGCAGGCAGCGGCAGGTTGCGGACGGTGTTGGCGAACGTGCGGCCGAAGCGCGGCAGGTCGATGTACTGGTCGACCAGCCACAGCGGCGGCACGAAGTAACCGCCCTGCCCGTCGACCCTGTTGGGGTTGACGCGCTTCTCGAACACGCTGCCCTTGTCGACGGCGCGCAGCTCCTGCTCGGCCAGTGCCGTGCGCCGCTGCTCCCGCTTGGGCATCTCGACGTCGAGCTCCTGGGTGTGGCGCCGCAGGCGGTCCTGCGCGGCCGTGACGCCGCCGTCGCCGTCGCCGCGGCCCAGCTGGGCACGGACCACGTCGAGGAAGTACGAGTGCTTGGTGCCGCGCTCGTAGGTCTTCGGCTCGGAGATCACCTCGACGCGCGGGCCCTCGGGGGCGTTCTGGCCGTACTTGGCGCGCAGTTCGGCGGCCGTGGCGGAGCGCTTCTCGTCTTCCTCCAGCTCGGTGACGCGGGACTGGAGGTCCTCGAGCTCGGTGTCCTTGGCGCGGATCTCGGCGCGCTTGGCGTCGAACGCACCCTGCTCGTCGGCGGACAGCTTCTCCCGGCCAGCCTTTTCCGCAGCCGTGACGATGGCGTCCAGCTCGGTCTTCAGCGCGGCCCGGGCTTCGAGCGCGCTGGTCATCTGCTTGCGCAGGTAGGCGAGCATGGCTCGCTCCCTTCAGGGGTTATCGGATGGGTCGCGCCCGCTGAACCGTCCGGGTGGTGCCCCAGGTGGTGGCGCGCGAAAGCGCGCTCCGGCGTGGGGTCCGGCGCGTCAGGTGGTGCAGGCGAAAAACAGCTACAGGGCCAGTGCGGCAGCCTGTGCCTGGTACAGCGAAAGCGGATGCCCGGCCGTCGGCTTGGGCACCCCAGGCGGCGAGAGGCGGCGCTGCAGGCGCTCATAAAGCGCGCGGGCGTCGTCGTCGCCGAGCTTGTCGAAGTCGGCCGCCCGCAGCGCGGGCTGTACCGACGTGGCTGGGTTGGCGCCGAAATTGACGACGCTGACATCTCCGCGATGCAGGTCGACCTCGAGGATGTCCCGCTGGTCGTAGTCCGGGGACCACATCTGGCGGGTCACACGGAAAGCGAAGCTCATCTCGTCGACGCTGCCGTCCTCCAGGGCGAGCAGCATGTCCTGGACGTCCGAGCGTGCCGCGGTGACGTCGGCCTCCATGTGCAGGCCCGTCGAGTCCTCCGACAGGCGCAGCGTGCCGGCCTTCGTGTACGCCATCGCCAGGCCGCCATGGTTCAGCAGCAGCTGCACCTGGGGGGTCTCGGACAGGGTCTTCGTGAACGAGCCCGTGCGGACCACCTCGGCGTAGGAGCCGAGGAAGTCCCACATCTCGTAGGGCTCCTCGACGACCGAGGCGTAGCCGGACACGGTGGAGACACCGGAGGCGCCGTCCTTGGCGCGGGCTTCCAGGTGTACGGGGTAGGCGCGGCGCACGATGCCCGTGAGGGAGGCGCGCGCACTCTTATCGGTCATCAGTGGCCTCCAAGCGGGCTGACTTTGGCGGGAGCCGGCGGCGGCGCGGTGGGCTTGTCTCCCCACTCGACGGGCCCCTGGTCTTCCAGCTCGCGGACCTCGTTGACGGTCTCGAACTGGTTCTGCAGCGCGATCGCGTGCGCCTTGAAGCGGGTCAGCAGGTCCGTGCGGACCAGCGCGGCCCGGTTGAACCGGACGGTCTGCGGGCGCGGCAGCAGGCCCGACAGGGCCCGCTCGATGCGCACCAGCCACGGATCCACGGCATACGTCAGCAGGTCCAGAGAGCGCTGCTCGATGTTGCTGTAGGTCAGCGAGCCGCCCGTCTCGTATCCGAAGATCTCCGCGAAGCCGGGCCCGAAGATCCGGCAGCACTCGGCCGCCGTGAACTGGTTGGTCTCCAGGAACTGGGACTCGTTCGGCGCGATCTGGATCTGCTGGTACTTCCAGCCGCCGCCCAGAACGGCAGGCTCACGGCGGCCGTGGATGGCGGCCATGAACCGGGCCTTCGCCGTCTCCGCGTGCTCCTGTTTGAGGTCGTTGTCCGTGGTCAGCACCCCGGAGGGGTGGCCCCCCTCCTTGAACCACTGGTAGCCGAACTGCAGCGCGGCGATGCCCGTGGCGATCGTGGTGGCCTGCAGGGCGATCGGCGACAGCCCCAGCATCTGCCCGGGCGCCGGATGCACCCGCCGGTGCCACACCTTGTCGGCGTCGACCTGCAGGCCGTTCATCCACCAGTGCGGAACACCGTCCTGGTCGGGCAGCACGTGCACCAGGTCCGGATGCTGCAGGACGATCTGCGTCGGCGAGCCCCGCCGGCTGTCCATCGCCCCGACGAGGCCGTAGGCGTTGCCGCGGAGCATCGACGAATACGCGTACTGGTACAACCAGTCCGGCAGGCCGTGCCCGTCACCGCCGAGATCGGCCATCCAGGAAGGCAGCGGCTGCGGATCCCGCGGGCGCGGGAAGTAGTCCAGCGGCATCGTCTCGGCGATCGTCGCCACCAGGTTCACGCACGACCAGACCGCGACCTTCTGCAGGGACGACTCCGTGCGCGACAGGTCCACCCGGGCGTAGTTCGAGCCGATGCCGCCCGCTTGCGAGTTCGGCGGAATCGGCGGGCTGGGAAACACCGACCCCGCACGCTGCTCACGTCCGAGAAGGAAACTCATCCAGGCCTCCTACGGGTCGTGAGGCGGTCGGCGACCTGGTCGGCCAGCAGCAACCCCCCGGCGGTCAGGAAGCCCGCGGGCGGCCACGCCAGCCATGCCCCGACGGACACCAGCGCCCAGCCCAGCAGGACCGGGAAAGCACGCCACACGGCGCCCACAGCCGCCCCAAACGGGGCGGCGAGCCGTACCGTCAGCGGTTCCTTGCCGGGCATGAGCACCCCCTTTCACCAGATGTTGTCGAGCGGGTCCGTGTCTTCCTCCACCTCGACACCAAGCCCCCACTTGGCCAGCGTCGCCGCCACCAGCGGGCTGATGTCCACGCTCACGATGCGTCGGGCCCACGCCCACGCATCGCCCAGCGGGCGCTTCTGCGCGCCCGCCAGAGCGGCCGTCAGCGGCGCCTGGTCGAGGTGAGAGAGGGTCTGCTCGGTCACCGCGTCGTAGAACTGGCCGCAGGACTGCGCCACCTCGCGCACCTTCGGCTGCACCACCTCGGTACCGAGGCGCTCCTGCAGGTCAGGGATCAGTGATCCCGCGGGACCGCCGGCGTCGACGACCCAGCACCGAGGCCGCCACTTCGCGTGCAGCTCAGCGGCCCGCTCGAGGATCCAGCCCGTGCCCGGTCGGTGGTCGACCACCTCGACGTGCGTGCCGCCGCGCCAGGTGCCGGCCACGGCGATCGCCGCGTGCGAGCGCTCCGGCGTCATGTCGATGGCGAACGCCACCGGGTCGGACGGCGTTGACTCCGCGGCCGCCAGCGCCCGCCACGCGTCCTCGCCGATGACCTGCCACGTATCCGCCTCGTCGGACGGGTAGTCGCCCTCGCCGAGCCGCTCACGGGCGTAGCCAGCCGCGCTGAGCGTTGACCGTTCGTTGGCCACCTTCTCCAGCGTCAGCCGGTACCCGACGGCCGGGTTGGCCTTCAGGACCGTCTCGTCGGAGGCAGGATCGTCGTGCTCGGCGCAGTCCTTCGCGCACTCGTCGACGTGCAGGTTGGCGGACCACTCGAAGTAGGCCAGCGATGGATCCGGGACGCCGACCTCGATCGCGGCCAGGGCTCGGCGCCGCAGACGGCCTAGCTGCACGGACTGCGCACCGATGCCCGCCGATCCGAGGTACCAGATCTGCGGGTTCTCCACCGCGGCCATCGTCGGCAGCAGGGCGTCCATCGCTTCGTCTCCGAGGATCATGTCCTCGTCGAGGATGTTGCAGTGGCCGGTGAAGCCGCGGCCGGAGCCTTTCGAGCGGGCGATGAACCGCAGGATCTGACCGGTGTGCAGCTCGATCGATTCCTCACCGACCGTGTACCTGTACGCCTTGACGCGTTTGTGCAGGTCAGGGCACCCACGGATCAGGCGCTCGATCCGCTTGAACGCGTTCTTCGCCGTCTTGAACTCGTGCGCCGAGTGGAGGATCAGTTCCTCGCCGCCGATGAACAGGCCCCAGAGCTCGCGGGCCTCGATGATCCCGCCCTTGCCGTTCTGGCGCGGGACGTTGACCGCCGCCTCGAAGGCTGCCCATGAGCCGTCGGGCTTCTCGCCCATGCCGATGCGCAGCACGTGCTGCTGCCACGGGTCCAGCTGTAGGCCCGCCTTGGCCGCGAGGTCGATGGCCTCCTGGCCCGCGCTCGACACCGACGGCGGCGCGATCTGGATCGGTGGCTCCTGCCACCCGTATAGGGGCCCGTCAGCGACTGTCCTGGGCGCGGGCGGCGGCGCGGCGCTTCGCTCGCTGCTCAGCAATGTCATCGACTGTGTCCCCCTTCTCCCCGACGGGGGCGAGCTTGCGCAGGTCGGACATGATCGAGCGGAGCTCGCGGGCGGCAACGGCCTTGGCGGTGGGGGCGTCTACGCCGTCGATGGCCTTCGCGAGGTCGAGGGCGACGGCCGCCATGCCGGGCGACGTCTCGTGCGCATGGAGATCGGCGAGCTCGGAGTCGATCTCGTCGGCGACGCTCATGATCGCCCCCACTAATTCACTCGGACCCGGTTCGCGGAAATAGCGAGGCGGTCACACGGAGTGACGGTTGCTAAAACGGTCGAACCGAGTTCGCGCGGATTGATCTTTCAAAATCGCCGCGCAAAAAATCGGGCGAGAAGGGCGTTTGGGTCGCCCGGGAAGGCCACCAAAAATGGGTGAGGCCCGGCTCGCCAATCATGATCACCATCGGCGTGACGCCTGCGGCATCGCACCCTGCACCTGGCCGCGGCGGGCGTTGTACCACCGGGTGACGACCCGTTCCATCTCGGGCTGGCGCATCGCTTTGACCCGCTGCATCACGATGTCCCTGCCAGGGTCGACGGTCACGATGCGCGCCTCAAGCCTCTTGTACTTCGCTCGCGCCTTCGCACTGGGTTGCGTGTGGATGACGTACACGTCGACCTTGTCGAGGTGCTGGCACGCCTCGTCGATGGCTGCGTAGCGGGCGCGGTGCACCACCTTGGTCAGCACCTCACCGTGTGCGTGGTGGTCAGCGCCGGGGCCAGCCATGGCCAGTGCCATCAGGTCGAGGTCGATGACGATGTCGTTGGCCTTGGCGTGCGCCTTGATCCAGCTGCTCTTGCCTGCGGCCGGCGGGCCGGTGACCACGATCAGCACGCGGCGTCACCTCGCGGTCGGCGGTAGCTCCAAGGTGAAGCGTGCCTCGTGGGTGGCCATGTGCTCCCGAATCGGGGCGGGATCGATGGATACGCCGATCTCGGTCTTGCTGAGGTGGCGGACCCGGACCGGGTACGTCACGGGTTCCTTGCACGCGGGGCACTGGACGATCCCCGTGGTGTTGCCGGACGCCACGGTCACCACCTCCGTGAGGCTCGCTGCTACGGCTTCCACTCCTGGCGGTAGCCGGGCCGGTCGCTGTACGGCACGGCGAGCAGGCGCACGACGTCTTCCAGTTCGCCTTGTGCGATCCGGGCGGCCCGCCTGTTCTCGGCGCTGACAGGATTGCGGACCTGCCCGCGGACTGCCTCGTGCTGCCGGAGCACTCCCCGCTTCGCTTCGATCTCGCGCAGCACCCGAGCCGGGTCATGCTCGACGATGTGTTCGGCAATGCCAGCCCAATTACCGTTGGCGCACTCCTCGGCCCGGTCGCCATCCGAGGCGACGATGACACCGGTCTCGCCGATCTGCCGCCACGAGCTCTCGACTCGGCGCGCGATCCGCTCGTCCTCGTCGAGCTGCTCGCCGAGCCACCGCACCAACTCATCACTCATGCTCGGCATAGTCTCACCATCTCCGTGAGGCTCGCTGCGGTGCCGCCTTCGGCCGGGTCGTCGTGCGGTTGCCCCTGCTGCTGTTGCACCGCCGGTGTGCGCTGCGCGCGTTGGCGGGGTCGAGGAGGCTGCCGCCCTTGGAGAGCGGCTCCTCGTGGTCGAGGGTGAAGGCGAGCGGGTGGCGCCGGCCGTCGACGTTGGCGGGGATGTTGTGGCCGCAGATCCAGCAGGGCAGGCCGAGGGCCTTCTGTGCGGCGACGAGGCGCCGGTACGGGCGCCCGTTGCGTATGCCGGCCACGGGCGCCACCTCCGACTACACGTCGCCGAGGACTTCCTTGCGGGCGGCTTCGGCCTTGCGGTTGAGGGCGTTGGACATCCGCACCGCAGCGATGGTGGACAGCGCCCCCAGCCCGACGAACAGCACCTGCGTGACGACGTTGACGATGTGGATGTGCTGGGTAGCGAGGGCCACGCCCAGGCCGACCCAGCCACCACACGCCCACGCGAACCAGATCCTGAACTTCTCGACTCTTACGGCTTTCTGCACGTCGCTATAGCTGGCCATGGTCCCCCCAAGGGCTGCGGATGCTGAGAGGGCATCATGCGCCGTTGGGGGGCGTCGTGGGGACGGTGTGGCTGTCCTGTGACCTGCGGGGTGATGCCCGCCGCCTGGTCGCAGCGCTCACCGCGGCCCGTGTTCAAGCGCGGTGGAGGATCTCCATACCCCTCGCCAGGCGGCGGACGTGGAGCACGACGAAGCCCCAGCCGGGGGGATTGGCCGGGGCTTCGCGTGCGTCTATGGTGCCGCATCTGGGCACAGTTGTACGGCGAAAGCGTTACACGTCGCTGACCTGGGGTCAAGCTGCGTTGCGGGTCTGTCGTTTGGCGGCGAGGGCGGTGACGTCTTCGACGCTGTACCAGGGCTGTCCGACGGTGCCGCCGGAGCGTGCGAGCTGCCCGCGGTGGACGAGTAGGCGGACGCCTCCGAGGGTGATGCCGAGCTGCCGTGCGACCTGGTGGGCGGTGAGGTGGCCGGGGCGGATGATCTGCGACTCCATGCCCTCATGATGGGCTACTCGCAGGGGAAGTGGCCCGCGGGGAAGTGGCCCACCGCAGTTGGCGCAGTAGTACGTGGTGTGGTCGATGCCGAGGCCGGTCAAGAGGCGTCGGATCACTGGTCGTTCACCTCCTCCTCGCGGACTGGATGCAGGATGCAGGCAACCCCTTCTGCGATCGGGACCACTCTCGCGACTTCAAGGCGCTCAACTGCGTGAACGTCGCCAGAGGGGGCACCCCCTCTCGGTGGGGGAGTGGCGGGCGAATCGGACATTCGACGACGGGCGGCACGCCACAGGAGCAGCGTTCCGATGATCCACAGGGCGAGGATCCCGGCGACCTCGGAGGCAGCGAACACGGCCGCTGTGGTGACGCCCGCGAGCATGAGCAGCACGCATCCGCCGGCCGTCCGGGACGGCTCCTCGGTGTCCTTGGCGGCGCCCATTACACGGCCTGGTACACGTGGTCGGCGAGCAGGTTCGCGGCTCGTGCGAGCGGCACCGCGGCGAACCCGGCCACACCCGCAGAGGTGCCGAGGCAGATGCCGCACCAGGCGCCCCGCTTGAGGACGGATGAGGCTTGGTCGCCAGCCTTGGCTACGGCGGCGATGAAGATGGCGGTCAGGATGAGGACCAGGGCAACGCCGGGCCCGGACAGCGGTACGAACGTTGCGCGGCCCGCGAGCTGCCCGCTGCTGCCTCCGACGCCCCAGACGAGGGCGACGTCGCCGAGCCAGTTGGAGAGCCCAAGGGTGGCGCTGGAGGCGGTTCCGATGAGGCCGCCGATGCCGAGGGTGGTGAGGCAGCCGTAGCACCAGGACGCGAGGAACGGGGCGAGTCTGGCGGCGTGCTTGAGCGGGTCTTTCGTCAGCTGCTTGCGGCCGGGCCACCAGGTGACGAGCTGGTAGGCGAGGAGGCAGAGTCCGACGGTGACGCCGCCGTAGGTGACGTAGTTCATGAGCTGGTCCTTCAGTGGAGGACGGCCACGCCGAGCGCGGCGAGGGTGAGCACGAGGGCGACGGTCCCGGAGATCTTCGGGACGTCGGGCAGCGCGATGGCGCGGAGGCCGAGGAGCGCGAGGAGAGCGGCAGTGGCGAAGAACGCGGCGAGCACGGCCTACGCCTGCTGCTTCTCGCGGGCTTCCTGCGCGGCGCCTGCGGCCGCCCAGCGGCGGCGCACGGCCTGCGCAAGGTGGTGGATGGCGAAGCGGGCGACGTCCTCGGGCTGCGCCTTGTATGCGGCCGCGAGGAGGTTGAGGTCGCGCGTCGTCTGCGTCGTCTCGGGGAGCAGCAGACCGGGCGCAGGAGGTGCCGCAACGGGCGCCGCAGGCTCAGGCTCGGAATCGGGCGCTTCTGCGATGTCCCTGCGCACGGTGTCGCGGGAAATGCCCAGCTCGGAAGCGATCTCCGCAGGATTCATGCCGCACTGTGCAAGGTGCGCAACGACGATCCGGCGCGTCGCACGGGACATGGCAGTCATCGCCCACCCCCGAACTTGCGGCGGTCCTTCTGCTCCCAGCGCTCGCCAGCATCTGCGGCACGGCGGATGCCCTTGCTGCGGTAGTTCTCCCGCCGCTTGCGGGAGGCACGGTCGGACGCAGACTCGCGGCCCTCGTACTTCGCGGCGCGCTCGTGGTCGTCGCCGAAGAGTCGATCGAAGAGGCCCATCAGTGGCCACCCCCGTACCGCTTCGGCTCGCAGATGACGCAGACGTGTTCCGTGCCGCCGTCGCCGCAGTTGTCCGTGCACGATCGGCAGAACGGGGTGTCCTTGTGGCGGGCGCGGCCGTCGAACCTCGTGTCGCTCGCGTCGAACGGGCGGTGGCAGCGGCCGCACGAGTTCTTGGCGCGCTCGTCGGCCTCGGCCTGCTCGGCGGCGAGCTTGCCGCGCAGGAAGTCCACGTTCCAGCCGAGGCCGGACGGGTCTTCGGCGAGGGCGCCCTTGACGGTGGACCGCACCCATGAGGTGCGGTCCAAGATCCGCTGGTCGTAGCCGTGGGCGCTGTACGGCAGGGTGATCGCGTCGAGGACGACTTCGAGCAGCGCGCGAAGGTCACGGGCCTCGGTGACGTGGTCACGGGTCACCGGGGAGACGGGGGAGATAGGGTTCCGCTGGGTCATGAGGAGCTTGCTCTCTCTCGTGATCAAGTGGTGCCCCGGCGGCCGGTAGGGTCGGCTTGCCGGGGTTGCCCGCTTTCCGGGCCTATTCGGTTGTGGTCGGGGAGCTGGGCGGGGATAGGGTCCCGGTCCCGTGCTCGCGGATGGCTCTTCGGACTGCGCTCGGGCTAGTGCCGAGGACCTTCGCGACCTTCGACTTGTCTCCCAGCTCTCGTACGCCGTCTTCGAGCGCTGCCGCTCGTCTTCGGGCGCTGGCTGAGATCAAG